AGGATTTTCTTGATGATGGTGGAAAGCCAATGGAACTCTTCGACGTTTCCTTGGAAGTCTTGGAAGCCTTTGGTTTGATCTCAGAAGGTGTCGACAAGTCTCAACTTCTTTCTGCTTTCCTCGATGCTTTGGAGAACAAAAAAACTTGTAAATTGACTGCTTTAAAACAGTTAATCGATGAAGGATCCACTGAGAAGGAGATCGCGGACTACGATTTCGCGACATGGTGCAGAAGCCACAGAGCATTAGAGGCGTATCGTGCCCTATCGGTAGATCCTCGTAATTGGGTGATGGAGTGCATCGTAATCTATGGACCGACTGGAACTGGGAAGAGTAGACACTGTAATGAGACTTATCCTGGGGCATATTGGAAACAAAGAGGAAAATGGTGGGATAACTATGGATGTCAAGACGTCGTAATTCTGGATGAATTTTATGGATGGTTACAATATGATGTTCTTTTACGACTAATGGATAGGTACCCTTTGCTTGTGGAATCAAAAGGAGGACAAAAACAATTTGCTTCGAAAACTCTGGTTTTTACCTCTAATAACTTACCTGCAACTTGGTACAAAACGGAAACTTACTTCGACTCTTTCATCAGAAGAGTAACGAAATGGATGTATATGCCAACTGAAGGAGTGGTAGGAGAATACACTAACTATAACGAATTCTTAAATGCAACTAGAACTGAAATTAACTTTGGAAATCAAGTTTAACTTTATTAATTTAATATAAACCTATACCTTACCCTTACCCTTACTTGTTCTTTATATATATATAATATGTTTAAACGTCGGTTCCCTCCCTTCCTAGGGTTACCTCGCAGGCTCGACTAACCCTAGGGTTAGTTTTGACCTTGGTTCTTGATTAGATCCGTATACGTAACATTATACGTAATGATGACTTGGCATGCAACTGGATCTGGATTGGCGGCTGCGCCTATACTACTTATACCAATGATATAGTAGCCATTAAAGGAAGGATTGGCGCCTTGCACTGCTTGAAGTCGATCGTCCTTCTTGTCAACGTCGAATAACCGATGCGGCCAACAGCTAAACCGTAATATAGGCATCTTCTGAGATGTGTTCTGAGGACAGTAGCGCCAAACAAAGTCTTTGTTGCCTTCTTCAACTAAAGTATTCAAATCTGCGGGATAGTCGGATGTTGATTGGTCACGGAGAATCCATAGGCGACAGCCTCTTTCATTGGCTGCATAGTACTGCGTGGTACTAACTGATGTTCCTGCAACTTGATCATTCTGAGCTGTATTGACTACATGTGTAGTTAATGGTACCACAGTAACCGTCGAATAGTTGACTCGATATGTGCTATAAATAGCAGCATAATTGTCTCTAAACATAGGCTGGTGACCAATACCAGTTTGGTCAGGGTCAAAAATAGAATTGACTGAATAAACACGTGTATCAGATGCGGTAGCAGAAGCGTCCAAAGTGAAATCTGACACATAACGAAGAGCAACTGTCTTCGACGAAGGAAAGTTGCCAAGAGGTGCTTTGAATCTTGGGACATAGGTTCTTCTGATACTCATACGACGTGGGCGACGAGTAGGGCGACGTACTATTGCACGACGTCTGGTTCGACGTCTTCGCATATATGATGTTGTTCGTCTTCGTGGCATTTTGACAAATGAGGGTGTTGTGTATAACATAGGGGTATAAGCCCATGGGCTTATGGATCGGATCAGGGCGGGGGGTAATACTGGACCCCCGCCTATGGTCACAGCCCAATTTCATTGGTTCCCATAATTCAAAATGAGCAAATCTCGCAATTGGTGCTTCACTTTAAACAATCCTGAATCTGACGATATCGGCAGCCCATCTAATCTAAAAATGTTAATTGCCAACAAAGAGATGGGTACATCTGAAACTCCACATTACCAAGGCTATGTAGAATTTAATACTAGCGTAGCCTTGTCTCATCTGCGCAACTGGAATGGACGCGGCCACTATGAAATAAGGAAGGGTACTCAGTATGAAGCGGTGAAATATTGCCTGAAGGATTTTCTTGATGATGGTGGAAAGCCAATGGAACTCTTCGACGTTTCCTTGGAAGTCTTGGAAGCCTTTGGTTTGATCTCAGAAGGTGTCGACAAGTCTCAACTTCTTTCTGCTTTCCT